TTGAAAAACCTATTTAAACAAGGTGAGCTCACAAAAATGTACTTTAACGACGAGGGTATAGTATGTATAAAATGAAACCCTCAATTGTCGCTTCAAGCAAACATTTGTTACGAAAGGTGCTCACTGATGTGACGGCAAAACCAATCAGTATCATAACAGGACCACCTGGATCAGGCAAAACATACGAAGCGTGTAAAGCGGCACGGTATGCAATAGATAATAGACACTGTCGAAACATTATCATTACGAGACCTACTATTGGAACGGACGGGGAAACACTCGGACATCTTCCTGGTGATGTTGATGAAAAAATGAAGCCTTGGATTGCACCAATTGTCGAGAACTTCAAAAACATCTTAGATCCCAAAGAACTTGATAAGATGGTTCGAAAACAAGAAATACAAATAGTGCCTGTTGCATATATGCGTGGTCTAACATTTGGACCACGTTCTTTTGTGATCGCAGACGAAGCCCAGAATTTCACTACGACACAATTAAAATGTCTGTTAACGAGAATTGGTCAAGGAAGTAAGTTGGTGATAACTGGAGACTTGGACCAATTTGACAAATCTGTGATTAGTGAGTCAGGATTAGTTGACCTCATCAATCGAATAAAAAAAACAAGTAATTTAGAGTATATTGAGCACTTTGTCTTAGATTACGATGATATCGTTCGTCACGACGCCATAAAAGAAATCGTAAATTTGTATAAAACTCATTATTAGATTCGAATGTTATGGATAAGCTAATATGTTTAATTTACCAACACTTATAAAGTTACGATATCCTAAACTCAATAACAAGTATTCGACATTAACTACATCATGTTCGTCAATTTCAGCGATGTTCGCTAACTCGCGTGAAAATGGTTTTTCGTAATTTTTTTCATAAAATATAGTAGGTTTATATTTTATTATAGTGTTAATCGCACCTAATATAACAGGATATTCGAATCCTTCCACGTCAATTTTCAAGAAATCGCATGCATCTAAATTTAAAGAATCGATTGTAGTCATCATAACCTCTTCACCTCCTGTACCAAGACTTACACCACCAAAGTTATAACATTTATACGAATCGTAATCGAATGGTTCGTCTGCATTAGGTCCATCGGTGATTTCATTATTGACAGTTACCATTTTGGTCTTATTGCCTACAGCACAATGGTACACTTCTACATTCTGTAATCGATTCCGTAATATGTTTCGTTGTAGTAATTTATAAATTCTTGTTTGAATTTCAAAAGCATGAATTTTTGCTTTCGGATTGATCACACCATACATCACCGTATGTGAACCAACATGTGCTCCTACATCGACGATTACCTTGGCATTTTCTACATACTTATACAGGGTAGTTTCTACAAGTTCCTGTTCATACATGTAGTTTTCCTTGAATGCCATCGAAATATAATAGTCGTTCGTCAAATACATCATTTCACCGTAAGCTGTATAGGATGTCGCAATTTGATTCGTTTGGTTATCTGTATCATTATCGCCTTGTTCATCTGAAAAAAACATTTTATTTTAAGATGCATCAAGCCTCTGTCATAGTCTTTAAATAAAAAATAGCATGAACCTAACACATAATATCACTTGTGTTTATAGAGGATGATGATACATATTATCTTTATGATATTGAATGAATAAGATACATGTACATTTAAAATCAATTAAAAAATTTGATTTTTGTTTTTTGTCGTTTTTTGTAAACAAAAACATTAGAAAATGTCTTCATTTAATGATCTTCCCAATGATATTCAAAATCATATTTTTAAACTTGCTGAAGAATTAACTTATAGTGATTTAATAAATTATTTACACGGACATGTGAGAGAGGCAGATGAATTTATTCCAATGGATTCACAATCATTTGTCAAAAAAATATCAAAAGCTGTAAAATTAAGTTTTTACGATCATTTCGGTATACTTGTCAAAATCGATGATAGAGAACTGTATCAAATCTATCATTGTGATAATGATCTTAATATAATATATGGTAATAGACCATTTTATAATCATTTTAAACATTTACTTGGAGAAGTACTACATTTATTTGTAGATCTCACAGAGTTATCTTGGGATAGTGATGACGGCTTTGGTTTAGAATGGTCATGGTTTAAAAAAGCTCCATGTAGGCTAAAACAATTATCAATTCCAGCATTATGTAATATTAATCCATCGGTCACTACAGGGTTAAATGAATTGATATTAACATTTGGAATAAGAGATGGAATAAGAAAACATAAAGTATGGAGACCATATGAACAAGAAGAATATGCAAATAAATTAAAGAAAATTAATAATGACATCTTTGAAACTACTTACAATGTTTTAGGTGGTATGACATCAACAAGTAGAACAACATTACCTTATGGTAATATTAAAAAAGTTAATTTTTGGACCGATTCTATTCTTCAAGAGAATGCTACAGATTACAAATTAAAATTGATCCCTGTAGATTGGAAAGTAATTCAAGCATTGGAGACTGCTAATGCATCTGCTTCTATTATAGAAGACTATATTGAGCAACAGCAGAGGTATTATAAGAGAGGAGGTTTTAAAAACCCAAACCTAATTACAGAAGATGAATGGAAAGGTAATACCAATAAAAAGGCTAATGATACAAGTAATCGAAAATATGGTAACCCTGATTACATTTTTACAGAAAAAGATATAAATCTCTTAAAAGAACGATTTCCTGATTCCGAGCTTATGTTTAATAAGCCTTTGGATAGAGATAATATGATTTCAGATATTGAAAGATATTTCAATTTAAATTGGTCAAATGAAGAGTCAGATGAAGAGTCAGATGAAGATTCAGATGAAGATTCTGATGAAGATGAAGATTTAGATGAAGGTTCAGATGAAGATTTATATTTAGATTCAGATTAGGATGAATGTAATGATATCAAATTTAAAGTAGGTTATATGCAATTCAAATGATTAATTTTACATAATCTATCCATTCTTTTTTTGTTTCACAAAATTTTGATTTTTATAATTGGGTACACTCTTGAGTAGTAGTCTTACAAAATTATTTACTATGGAAAACATTGACAATCAAAATCGCATGCATGCACAAAGAGAACTATTTGAAATAACAAAATACAAAAAAAGGGCTCGTTGTTTTACATTGACTAACATAAGCAATTCTGAACGTATTCACTACCTATTTGTAGAGATTAAATCGCTTGTAAACATGTTTATTGACTTTCGTGAAAGCGATTATTTGAAACGTCTTCTTGAAAAGTACATGGAATTGATATATCGTGATTCATCATTCGAACATATAGATCATATTGATTTCGAAGCTTGTCTTGTATTATGTCGAAATATCTGTTATGAACAAATACGTGAAACACCTAAGGATTCAATCAAAATTCGAAAATATATAGAACAAATAGATATGTATTTGAATGAGTTACATCATCATGAAATGGAGTTTGTTAAAACATGTATGGAATCTCAAATCACATACATGGATTCAAATGTAGATTTGTATTGGTATAAATCACTAGAGAACACTTTATTAATTGGTCGACATTAAAAAAGAATGTATTGTTACAACAAAGTATGTATAATATTTTTTTGTGTTTCTTGACAATAGCCGTGTTGTTGATTATACTAAAGGCATGTACAAAACATCGGTACAAATCAGACTTGCAATTTATACATATTCCAAAAAATGCAGGCACTACGATTGAAAACATTGCAAATGAACAAAATGTGAAATGGGGACGATTTAACGATGACTTGATTACCCAAACACATTTTGATCAATGTAAGTATTGGCATGTTCCCCCAAAATACTTCAAACAGAATTCATATTATGATTCCAACGACACTTTTTGTGTAATAAGGAATCCATACTCTCGTGTTGTAAGTGAATACAAATATCGATTTGGAGACCAACCAACGAAATTGACTCCTAAAAAAATGAACTCTTGGATTCAAGAAGAGTTACCTTTGATGTTGAAAACAAATAGGTACGGTTATAATTGTCACTTGATTCCTCAATCAGAGTTCATTTACGATCAAACAGGAAATAGAACCTGTACACATATATTGAATAATGATACCCTTACTGACGATTTTAATAATTTGATGAAAACATATCGATATAATTATCTCAAAATGACTTCTCAAAAGGATAATGTAAGCAAAGGTGGATTAAGTGTAAATGATTTGTATGAAAATAGCAAGACCGTGATTAGAGATTTATACAAAACTGATTTTGAAATATTAGATAAACAACGAAAAGTAATGAAATAAAATATAGTAATTTCAAATAATATGATTGATTAAGTGAACGTTTGCATTTACGAGACGTTGAATCTAAAATATAGTAGTTTATGAACATTTAAGTGTTAACGATTTAGATCAAAAAAGTAAAAAACTTATAAAAAAAGTTTATGAAAAAGATTCACTTGTTTTAAATAATTTGTAATAAAACAATTTCAATATATTATATTAAATGTACTCAAAGCTTAGATTTACGTTTATACTGCTATTTTTATTAATCATATTTGTTTTATGTATTTTTAATATATATTCTAAATCGAATAAATTACCAAAAATAATATGGATTTATTGGGAACAAAGTTGGGAAAATGCACCTAAAATATGTAAAAAATGTTTAAAGTCTTGGAAAAAATATAATAAAAACTGGAAAATTAATGTTTTATCAAAAGAAAATTTACACAAATATATTGATATGAATAAATATGTTCATAATTTTTGGAAAAAAGAACCTATACAATCAAGATCAGATTTGATTAGATTAAATCTTTTAAATATATATGGAGGAGTATGGACCGACGCTACTGTATTTTGTACAAAATCATTAGATGAATGGATTCATCAATCAACCAAAAAAACAGGTTTTTTTGCTTTCGATAACCCAGGAAATGATAGAATATTGTCCAATTGGTTTTTAGCCAGTTATAAAAATAATTATATTTTAAATAAATGGTGTTTGGAATTTAATAATTATTGGATAAGTGTCGACAAATCGGAAACTTATTATAAATGCCATTATATTTTTAATAAATTATATGAAAAAGACAGCTATTTTAAAAAAGTATGGGACAAATCTTATAAAATATCAGCGAATATTCCACATAAACTAAAAATTATAGATAAATATTCTAAACCTAATCATGATATCAAACAACATATTATTAATTTAAAGTCTCCTATGTATAAATTAGATCATAATATAAATACAGACCAACAATTAAATAATGATAATATATATTCATTTCTTATAAAACATCATAATATATAATTATACATCATTAAATATGTTTTCTTTCTATTTAGTTAAAAAATGCTGAATATTATTATTTTTTTTACTATCATATGTATTATTGTTATAACAGCCAATGTTTTAAATATCCAGTTATATTCAAATAAAAACGAATGTTTCAGCGAAGTGTATTTAATGAATTTGAAACGCCGACCTGATCGGTTGGAACGATTTATGGCTTATTACACAGTTTCTGACATGAAAAAATATAACATCATGAAATTTGATGCAATCGATGGATCGGTTTTAGATACAAATACGGTACCATTATCGGAACTTGCTCGTTTAGAAATGAAGCAATTAGAGACGACTGGTTTCCGTTACAAACATTATCAGTTAACAAAAGGTGCAATTGGGTGTTATTTGAGTCATGTAAAAATATGGGAAAATATTGTCAAAAATGATTATGAACGAGTTTTGGTATTTGAAGATGATGCACGACCCCCCCCAAATTTCCTAAAAGCTTTGAAAAAGAATATGAAATACATCCCTGAAGATTGGGACATCGTATTATTAGGTAAGTTGTGTAATGAATGTGAAGAGTACGACACCTATTTTAAAGTAAATCGGTTTATGTTGACTCACGCTTATCTCATTACCAAAAAAGCAATTCAAAAGATTATTAAAACAGATACATTATTTCCAATTACTCAGCAAATTGATGCATATATGAGCGAATTGAGCTCACATCTCAATATCTATGCAGTCAAGAGAGATATCGTGCGCCAAGGAAACTCGCGAACAGATATACAAGCACCTATTATGAAGAGTAGTAAAAATAACGATAGATCGAAGTTGTTATGATGCAAAATATTAAATGAATAAATAAGTAAATATTAAGATGTATGATTATATCCCAAAGACGGAACATAGCACATTAATGCAAATGAACGTAGACAATAGTTCTGCTAAATATTGGATTAAATTTGCTGTAGCAATGGCTGTGTATGTAATCATTACTGTTGATATAACTATCAAAATTATTCAAATATGCACTTACAATTTAGCATCGGTTGATTTTACTTTACTAACTGTCCTTATGCTATTGTATACAATAACATACTTTTTTAATAAAACAAGTGAACTCCAGATTGATATTATTCGAGGTATACGAGATTCAATTTTATCAATCTTCTCTCATTAAAATGGAAAGAAAATATATGTATCAACTATAATAAAAATACAATGGAATTGGTGTTGCTTGCGATTATGTTATT